GTTCAGTACGTACAGCAATTTCAATTCCGCCTCTGTTAAGACCTGCAGGTGCAAACCATGGGGCAGCTACTCGATCATTAAATGCATATACACTTGGTATAACGACGCTCGCAGGCACAAAAACATTTTTACCTAGGTCACGATCTGGAATCAATACCCATGGCCAATATATTGCAACATAATTACTGTTACGCGTATCAGCCTCAGATACTACTGTCGATATTGTACCGCCGTACGCATGCGGATCTACAACTAAGAATGCATCACCTCGTGTTTCAATCATTTGTTGAGCCGCATCTATTACGGCGCTAGCTCCGGAGTTATTATCTACTAAACCTGGCAATGTTAACAAGTTGAAATCGTAATCATCTTGATTTTTCAATAAATTGATAGCATCTAAATATGGAATACGAAATGTCGAATTTGACATATCAAAGCCTTGTTGTTGACTATCGCCGGCGTATATAGTTTCATAGAAACGTTTTGGATGTGTTACAGATCCATCACTACCAAATGCAAATGTTCCAGATACGGCTGCAGGTAAACTACCAGTAAAGTCGGAACTACGACGTGCGCCGTTTTGATCAAACCAATTGACTGTATTTTTATATACCGTTACACGTACATACTTCGATTTATTAGCATATGATCCAGAAATTTGGAAATATGGCTGAGATGTGCCCGAATCTCTTAAAGTATATGATATATCTCCGATACGTTTTGCAATATAATTAGGAGAATTTGGATCTAACGTTAAATTATTGTATTGTTCTAAAATAATTTTACGATTTATGATATCATCACCACGACGTATCAGCAATGTAAATGTACCTTTGGTATTACTCACATCCGAAACTTCCCAACGAAGATTTTGTTCTGATCCTGAAAGTAATAATCCGCCGACTCCTTGATCAGTCACTGAAGCGGAAACGAATCCACTACCGCTAATAGCAGCACGTTCACGACCCGAATTTTCCTGAACTCCTGCTGATAATGCAGTCAATCGGAATGATGGTGCATGCGCCGTGCCATCACTGCCGCTGTTAACACTAACTACATTGCTAAATGCATATGCATATGTTCCTGCCATTACACGTACTACTGTCAATGTATCAGCATATTTAAGATATTCTTGTGCAGAATAGTTAGTTAAATATTTGAAAGTATTTTCATAACGTTCTGAGCCGGAAATAAATACTCCACCAAACGTTTGTAAAAACTCAGAATAACTAGTTACTGTTGTCGGAATATTTGCAGGGCCTCGCTGTGTCGGGCCAATGACTGCTGCACCAATACTGGCAATTGCTGCTGGCAATGCCGATTGATCAATCTCATTGGTAAACACGCCAGGCGAAACAATTTTTTCTGCCATTAGTTTGCTCCTAATTTAAATTAATAATCATTTCATATAAATATCAGAGCAATTAGTCAAACATTATGAATTAGGTATAAATATACCACTTTCAATATCTACCTGTCCTGCCCCGTATTTTTTATTTAATTCATCGACTAATGTACGTTCATTATTAGATTGAGTTTGATATTCAGCCTGTAACTCTGTACGAAGTTGTTGAAGTTCGTTTGTACGTTGTTGCATTAAATGCAACTCGAGATCAATTTCGCCGAATTGATAAATAATACGATTTGTATTATCACGTAATTGTTTAATTTGATCTAATTCTTCTTGTGTAAACTTAATTTCTGTTGGCATAACTTTTCCTTTGTTATAAATATGTTACAGTAACGGACGAAAGCCGTCATTAGTAGTAAAACCATCGCTAGGCGGATTATCTGGATCTGCATTAAATGACTCTGTCTCAGATCCAAATGATACGCGCTTAACAGAGTAACGTTTTTGTAAAGTTGATCGCTTTAATTCATATTGTGATAATAATGTGCCTTTAACATTGATAGGCATTGTAGCACGTATTATACGATCTTCGCCTGGTACAGAAACTGTTTCGAACGAATAATCTTGAATAGAAGTAATAAATTTCCATGTAGTACCCCATGCAAATCCTCCAGTAGGAAGAATTTGTTCTACGATACTATTTAATTGTTCTGTATATTCTGACCATATTAAAATATCATAACTTACGTCTACAAATTCTGGTATATTAGATACGTATATTTCACGTTTAGGGCGGGTGCCTTGCAAAACTGAAAAACGATCATAACGGTTATTTTTTGAATATTGACTTTCATATGTCAATGTATTTCTAGCAAAGTCATTATCAACTTCCGGACTCCAATTAACATCTAATTTTTTCATCGTGTCACGTTCTGTAATACTATTACGTTTAACGGATATCAACGGAGTCATTAAACGATCGCTATGATCGTACATATAACCTTTAGCTTGTATCTGTGCCCATTTTTCTGCATTAGCATACATTACCGGGACTGTCACCATGGCATTATTATCTACAATTTCCGGACGTATCACATCGCTTATAAACGACATAATAGCATTGTCTATATCGTATATAGTACAACTAGGAGTTTTTATCGTATCATCATCACGACGAATTTGTGCACTACGAGCTATATCCGGATTAGTAGAATACGTGCTATATGTTTTATTTAATTGTGGTTTTGCCATTATAAGTTCCTTGGTAATTGACTAGGACGATTTAGTCCTGAACGTACAGGTTCTAAATTAAGTGCAGTATGTCTAGTTATATGTGTTTCTACTATGACAGATAAATCTAAACCATATGACCCACGTTCTCCTAACACATATCCTAAATCAGTAGCTTCATCTCGGCCAGCAAAATATTCTTGGGCATATGTAATATTGTCTACTTGATACATACTACGATCATGTTCTATAATATCACCTACATCTACGAATATATTACGTGCTTCTAAGTCTGGTTTAAAGAAAGAGAATAATACTGTACGTGCCGTATCTAATCCGAAGTCATCTCCTACAATTGTACGATCATCACGTGATATTAAGCTATGTATACGTACAGGTTGATAATATGTTTTATTGTTAGATTCTCCGTATATATTTTGACCTGTTATTTGTAGGTTCAATTTATACAGTGCTACTTCTATATCGATGAATCGATTGATAAGTTCACGATTAAGCGACTTAATTAAACTAACGTCTCGAGATCCGCCAAATAGTGCCATATTATCCTACATATATTTTTAACGGCATTTTATTCAATTGTGATTGCATAGCATCTGCTTCAGCTTGCTTGCGCTCCAATTGCGCTTGTCTAGACATACTATCTAAAATTTCTTTGAGTTCTGTTAATAAAGCTTCTTTTTCTGCCTGGCCATTGCTAACTAAATCTGAACCATTTAACGTTATTTCAGCATTAGGTATAGGTATAGCAGAATATTTACTACGTATATATCCTAATAATTCTTTTGCTAATGCTAATGTATATCTAAAAATCCATCGACGACCTACACTATTAATATTTTCATAAATAACATTTTCATACGGTACATTCGAATAATCTGAAATAGTACCGGCGCCTATTACACCTGGCCCCGTAAAACGATCTGTTTTAAGAATATAATCAAAGTATACTTTCTTTATATTCTGGCCATCTGGTATAGGAAATATACGTAAACGGTCTTTACTTAGTTCAAATGAATATGCAGATCTACGTACCGTATCATTAAACTCGATCGCTTGTAAACGAAGTATATCAGCATATATCGGCATCATCATAAATGATACACCTGGTGAATAACTACCAAATCCAAATGAATCTAACATTTGTTGTGTACCAATACCTGATCCTATAAATGGGTCGAAAAAACGTACAAGGGCAGGTGGAGCTTCATGATATATTCGTTTAATTTCTATAGAATCTATACCAGCTACGCCGTTTTCTAATGTAACAATATTACTATCAGCTAAATCATAAATTTGTTTACCGTTAGTCATTGCAATACTACCAGTATAAAATTTTACACTGCCGCCCGATCCAGCTTCAGTGCCGTATGCAGATGCTAATGTAATTAATCCGCCATGATTTGGAGTAACGGTTTTACCTGTTAAATTAGATCCAGTACTTCCTCCATATACATTAAGCATATTATCACGTATGTTATATGCATTAAGTTGAGCCCCATATTCGGTAACAGCTTCCTCAAAACAAGCATAAAATTGTATATCTTGCATTTCAATATCTGTTATCGGAAAGCCTAAACGTTTAGCGCACCAATCAGCTACTTTATCTGTATCGATTTGAAATTCATAATCGTTATCGTAAAAGCCGAACGGCGTCTCGCCAGGGCAAAATGAAGAACTACCAGGCCATATAGGAATATTAGTTGCCATGACTACCTTTATTATAAATATCGAATTACGCTATGAAAATGTTAATAGAATTCTAAAATAGCTACATATCCAGCACTACCAGATCCTCCATTCCCTGCACGACTACCAGAGGCAGCCCCTCCACCTCCTCCGCCCGCCCCAAAATATCCACCATTGCTACCGTTGCCACCAGTCACGCCAAGTGTTATAGTAGATGCTCCACCAGATCCCCCTGCGCCCACGCCATATCGACATGATAACAAACTACCAGAAATACCAAACAAATGAATAGCATTAAGTACATTAGATGGACTCACGCCAGCATCTTCACCAGTACCTAAAGCTCCAATACTACCGGCCGATACTGAATTACCATATATGTTAACACCACATCCAGCTAGAGCAGTTCGTATTGTACTACCACTAATAGCACCACCACCGCCGCCGCCAGCCATTCCTCGAATACCATTCATTGCATTTCGATAAAATGTGAATTGACGATATTTACCGCCGTTAGGAAGTTGCAATCCAGGTGGTATAGATGCAACTGTACCAGTAGTACTGTTACCGCCTTCACTACCTAATAAAAAATATGGAAGATATCCTGGGCGCGCAATTGATGATGGGTCAGCACTATTAGCCCCTGCTGTGCTACCTCCGACTCCTGCAGTTCCGCCCGGCGCAATTATAATAGATCCTATAGTTGTATCATTACCTATCGTTCCGGCATTACCCGTACTATTACTAACTAAGCTACTAGTACCTCCTGGAGGTGAACCAGGTACTGTTATTGTATAACTGTTAGCCAATGATTGAGATAACAGTGTCATAACAACCAATCCGCCGCCAGCGCCGCCAGCGCCGCCAGACATACGCGTTAATGTATCTTTACGGCCGCCGCTGCCACCGCCGCCGCCTGCGCCTACTGCCACAAATGTAGCTAACTTAACTAACGGACTAACATCATACGTATAAATACTAGACTGATTACTAATAGATGATCCGGTATATTCTATAACACGAAAATACCCAGTTTCTAGATTTAACTGCTGTACAGCACTAGCTGATATAAAATATATATTACTACCGCTAGTATATATTCCGAAGTCAGAATCTAGACTAGGTGTCGCCGAACTAGTGACTATAAATGTGTTATTTGCAATTTTTGGCATATTAAAAATAATATTCAGTTAATATAACTAGACCAGCACTACCAGAGCCCCCAGCTCCTGAAGTTTGTCCGGAAGGTACTGCTCCGCCTCCGCCGCCGCCTGCGCCATAAAATCCTCCATTGCCGCCACGACCTCCAACCGTCAAACTAGATCCACCACCATGTCCGCCGCCACCTAACCCGTACGTAGCTTCATAACTAGAACTAATACGTAATAATGTAGTAACTAAATTATCAGTGCCCGAGCCTCCAGCTGAACCGTCACTGCCTGGAAATGACGTGCCGTTATTATTATTTATACGTAGTGTATTATATTGATATCCATTTGAACCAGAGCCTGCGACTGCTAGAGTAGTACTTGCAACTATTGTTCCGCCGCCGCCGCCGGCGCCAGTCCCAGTACCCCATTCTCCTATCGTGCTATCGGCATTATTTGGGTCAGAATCATTAAAAAATATTGCCGCGGCATTTGCAAAGTTAGCTACGGTACTAGCATTAGGGACATTTGGCATAGCACCTCCAGCTCCACCGGCTAATCCAGAACCAATAGGAATACTTTGTGATACATATCCTGGGATTCCTGCTTTTGAACCACCATTAGATCCTGCAACTCCTCCTCCGCCACCATATGCCAATACTAACACATTGCCAGCGGAATCTGCAAATGATGATGATCCACCGGCAGCTCCAGTACCAGATCCAACCACTCCACCTGCACCACCACGTTGAATTCTGATACGATACTGGGTATCTGTTAACAGAAATGCAGGAAATGTTGCCCATATTATAGCACCTCCGCCGCCAGGTAACCCACCTTGGCTATTAGGCGAAATAGCTCCCCCAATTCCTCCGCCGCCGCCTGCACCGACTGCACATACTTCTAGATATCGTAAGCCTGGAGAAGGCGACCATTCATATATTACATCAGTACGATCTGCGGATCCGGTAAAATACGTAACAGTATAATAACTAGTAGATTTTGTTAGATCATATGTTTCACCTGCATCATTAGTATACTGAATGGTATATCCAGCCGCATTATCGCTAGCACTAACATACAATACACCGTAACCGTTAGGTGGCTGTGGCGTCACTTCATTGATCGGAAGTTGTAAACTTTTTACAATTTTAGTCATGACGTATTCTTATTGTTCTTCCATTCGGTAATTTCACTGCAATATCTGCACGTACAAATCCACTGTCATTACCTGTATCTAGATAAAGATTACCATATCCAGAGTCCGGTGTTTCAATGGATCCTGTAGGAAACAATTCTATCGGATTTTCAAACTTCATTGTTATATTGATATGTATACTCGGTAATGATCTTGACCGGGAGGATTTGTAAACAATATTTGTACGGTATTTAAATCCGTACGATAAACATCTGGTATAATATTTTCACGTGTACCTGACCCGGAATAAACAGTTACATGTAAATCATATGTATTCAATCCATGTGTTACATTAAATGTAGTAGCTGCACCATTTCCGATTGTAGTAGCAAATGACCGTACACTAGTAGCATGTGAAGCAGTAATGGCATATGAAGAGCTAAATATGCTGTTCATACCGTACGGGCCTTGCACATTGCTTGAAGTAACAAAGCTAGCAGTTGCAGCTATACCTGTTAATAAGCCAGTAAAACTTCCACTAAACGATCCAGTAGCCTTTAGTAAACTATCTGTATATACTAGGGTAGGTACACCACCTAACAGTTGATTGTTGTTATATTGTATTTGTCCATTATTGCCTTGTGGTACACCTCCTATTGACGTCGACCCAGTATAATAAACGCGTCCATTACTAACATCGTATGTCAACACATAAGACTGTCCGGTATTAGTTAATGTCGGTATAAACATACTACCAGATATAAACATACTACCTGATATCGTAACGTCTTGCGTTAACACATTAACATATGATGCCGTTACTGCATGACTAGCAGATACAACACTATTCATTCCATGCGGGCCTTGCACGTTGCTCGATGTTACAAAGCTAGCGGTAGAAGCCGTACCTAATAATGATCCAGTAATAAGTGCATTACTACCTGTTACTTTTATTGCAGGACGTGAGTATTCATTGGTAATATTAGAGTATATGTTTAATGTCTGTCCGTACTCAGTCCCTAAAAAAGCTTTACCATCATTCTGTACCCATATACCAAAATGAGGGCCTTGACTTGATACGGTAGGTGTAAAGCTTCTATTATATAATCCAATTGCATATTGTTGATCATCAGGATTAGTTATTAACAGAGAGGAACTAAAGGGTGTACTACTACCACTTATACCTGTAATAATACTAGAACCAGATTGTGTATAGTTACCCTTATGTACGATAGATCCGGAAATAAATAATGACCCTGTAACCGTAACGTCTTGTTTCAATGTTTTAACAAATGATGCTGTTAATGCACCCAAAACGTTCATTGAACTAGTTACGCTTGTCAAAACATACGGTTGCAGCATCGACCCCGTAATGCTAGTCAATACATAAGGTTGTAACATTGATTGGGTTACACTAGTTAATACGTACGGCTGCAACATTGATTGGGTTACAGATGTCAATACATATGGTTGAAGCATTGACTGTGTCACTGATGTCAATACGTACGGTTGTAACATTGACGCAGTAACACTATTCAATACATAACTACTAGTAGCATTACTTAATCCAGTAACTTGTGTTTGAATGGATTCAGTAAATGTATTGTATACGGTATGCTGATTAATTAGTACTGCAGAATTACCATATCCAGCAAAGAATGAAGCTGTATCTGCCGTACCTCGAAGACTTCCCGTAAATCCAGATAACCCCGTAACGCTTTGCGAAACTATTAAACTACCCGATATTTGTAGGCTACCGGTAGTACTCCACGTATCATTACCACGGGCTACAAACAAATCAGTTACAGTTAAACCAGTCTCTCCCTGTATTCCTTGCGGTCCTACTGGCCCAATTGGCCCGGGCCCTACTACGCGTACAACGTTAGTAACGGGACGTGTGACGTTAACTTGAGTTTCGTCAGTAACAACAGTAACTATATTTATGGAATCGACAGGGCGTACTGTATTGTTAGTATTCATAGTTCACACGTCCAATGAAAGATTTTTATATAAATATCTTGCAGGGACTGTATCTATTACACACGTTCGATACTATATGATAAGGCTTTACTAGTATGAGCTATTTGATTAGGTATTGCTGAGAAAAACATATAATACTCTGTGCTAGTCATATCAGCGGTAAACTCAGAGATAGGTAAAGTAGTTGCAATGTCGTCAGTTGTAGATGTAGAACCAGAATTCATAAATCGTAGTTTACTGCCATCGTAACTTAAATCTCGTTTTATTCCGACATATCTAACAGCTGATGATGCAGTAACATTGGCAATGAGATTAGTTAATGACCCAGATACATCACTGAAATTATCAGTATTGGCTATGTATATGCGATATCTTGCAGTATCAGTTGTTGTTTGATCTATTCTATAGTGTACACGTATTACATCATCATTAGTAAAAGTTCCGGCTATAATTTGTTGTGTATACACTAACACTTCATCTCCTTTACTAGCAGGTGCAGGTATGGTGGTACGTGTACCTCTAAATAATCCTAATCTGAGGTTACCATCAAATCTACCAGTGAAAGAACCAGTACCTGTAAGTGTACTACCGTCATATGTTAATGCAGATACTCCACCAAAATTAGTACCATTTACATTATATTGTATTTCGTTTGTATTGCCTGCAGGCGTTACTCCAAGTGCCGTTAAGGCGTAGCTAGCTGTTAAAGCATTTACAGCACAACTAGCAGTAGTAAGTAGTCTATCTAAAGAAGATGAGTAGTGTAAAATTCCAGTTGATGAGACAAAAGGAGTTGTATATACTGAACCAGATGAGCCGAATGGTGCATTTCCTGATCTATAAAAAGGAAGAATATATACATTACTACCGTCTTCGATAGTACCTAGTAGACTGCCCGATATACGACCTATTCTAGTGAAGTTAGCATAACTTGAAGTTCCACTAAATTGACTAGAAACAGATCCTGTCCAAGAATTAAAACTAGAGGTTAATAGGTAATCGGGGGCAAAGGACGCTGTTAAAGCATTTATTGCCTGACTACTCGTTATCTGATAGGTTCCTACTGGCAGAGAAGATGCGGTTAAAGCGTTTCTAGCCCAACTACCAGTCCCTTGCAGGCTACCAGTAAATGAGTTAGCAACAACGTTACCGGATACGGTAACAGATCCAGTAAATACAAATGACCCGCTAAGATTTAGTGAACCAGTCCCATTAGCTGTAAATTGTTTTGAAACTTCTAGAGTTCGTAAGGCAGCATCACTGCCGGATGTAATGACTTTTTTCCAATTTGGCATAATACGCTTTGTTTTTGCGGTAGGTGATCGTTAATGATCCCACTTCCTGTTACGGCCAACAAAAATCAAAATATATTAATTATATTTTTGATATTGATTCTGCAGTTTAATTACTATGTTAAATACAGTTTCCAATTGTTCACCAGTAAACGAAGCACGTTTCAATGCTAACAATAGAAACTCTAATTCTTCTTTTGTTAATGAATTGTCTGGCTCTTTGGCTTTATTACTAATTATTTTATCTATTAATCCCATAACCGTTAACTTTATTTTATTATACATAAATCCAAATTGATTC